TTTATTTGAGAGTGTAGTTATACCTGATAAAACACAGTATCGAATATTCTTTACAAAAGAAACTGTGGCAGATAATTTGACAAGAGGTGTTATCTGTGTTATGAGGGGAGACAAGTATGAGTTTGCTGAGATACTTGGTATAAGACCATCTTGTACTGATACCTTTGTAGACGCAGGAGATGTAACTGTCTTACATGGATCATTTGATGGATTTGTACACAGACAAGAAAAAGGTAATACATTTAACGAGACAGTTATATTTGGAAGATATAGAAGTCCTGATTTAAGTTTTGGTGACTCTGGTATAAGAAAACATATGCAGAGAGTTATCCTTAACTTTAAACCAGAAGCTGCTATTGACGCAGATTTATTTTTAAGGTATGATAACGAAAGTGTTGATTCACCAAGACCTGCTGCATATGCACTAGATACATCTAAGGTTGCTGCACAATATGGCACTGCTACTTATAGTACCTCTTCATCTACCACACAGTTTGTTTATGGTGGTAGTACACAACCTTTGGTAAGACAATCTGTAGAGGGATCAGGATTTACTGTTGCATTAAAAGTAGATGATGGTGGAGAAACTGCACCCTACTCACTTAAAGGTTTTCAGTTAGAATATCAATTAGGAGCTAGACGCTAATGGGAGCGACATATACAAGACAGTCTACGTATACAGACGGTGACATAATTCAAGCATCTGATACTAACAATGAGTTTGACCAGCTTCTTGCTGCATTTGCTTCTAGCACAGGACACACTCACGATGGTACAACAGGTGAAGGTGGGCCTGTAACTAAACTACTAGGTACAGGAATTACCATAGGTGACGGTTCATCTGGTACAGATATTACAATAACTTTTGACGGTGAAACTAATGATGGTGAATTAAAGTGGATGGAAGATGAAGACTACTTTGAGTTTTCAGATGATTTACTTATTGCATCTACAGAAAAAATACAGTTTCGTGATACTGCTATTTACATTAATTCTAGCACTGATGGGCAGCTTGATCTTGTAGCAGACTCAGAGATACAAATTGCTGCTACAACTATTGATATAAATGGTAATGTAGATATTTCAGGCACACTTACAATAGGTGGTGCAGGTATATCAGAAGCTGAGTTAGAAATACTTGATGGTGCAACTGTCACAACCACTGAAATAAATATTTTAGATGGTGATACATCTGCAACCTCAACTACACTAGCTGATGCAGATAGAGTTGTTGTTAATGATAATGGCACTATGGTACAGGTCGCACTTACAGATTTTGAAACATACTTTGAAGGTGCATTAGATACATTTAGCTCTGCTATAACTGCTAATGCAGGAGTGTCTATTGATAACATAACTATAGATGGAACAGAAATAGATTTATCTTCTGGTGATCTTACTGTCGATGTAGCAGGAGACATTATACTAGATGCTGATGGTGGAGATGTATTTGTAAAGGATGCAGGTACAACTTATGGATCACTAACAAATAGTTCTGGCAACTTAGTCATTAAGTCAGGTACAACTACAGCCTTGACATTTAGTGGAGCTAATGCTACACTAGCAGGTGATCTAACCATTAGTGGTGATGATCTAACTATGGCTACTAACACTGCTGGTGCTTTGCTTATTGCTGACGGTACAAACTTTAATCCTACCTTAGTAACTTCTCTATCAGAGATTAGCACAGCAGCAGATGATGATGTCCTTTTAGCTGTAGATACTTCTGGTGGTGGACTTAAAAAGATTACACGTAGTGCTATTATTGCAGGTACTGGTGTTGCTGGTAACATATCTAATGTAGTAGAAGATACAACACCACAGCTAGGTGGTAACTTAGATACTAACTCACATAATATACTTATAGATGATGCACACTTTATTGGTGATGAAAACGGTAACGAACAGATTATCTTTCAAACTACAAGTTCTGCAGTCAATCAGTTTGACGTAACTAATGCTGCCACAGGTAACGCACCTAAGTTATCTACTACGGGTGGTGACTCTAATATTGATCTTGAAATAGAAGCTAAAGGTACAGGTCATGTAACAGTTAGAGGTAATTCTAATGCTGGTGCTATACAGTTTAACTGTGAAGCTAATAGTCATGGTCAGCTTTTACAGGCACAACCACACTCTGCTAGTGTAACAAACACTATGCTATTACCTGCAGGTTCTAGTTCTACCTTAGTATCTCTTGTATCAACAGATACCTTAACAAATAAAACCTTTGGAGATAACACTAGCTTTGGTGACAATAACATTACTAACGTAGGTGACATTGCACTTGACTCTATTAGTGCTGATGGCACAGACATCAACGTAGCAGTATCTGACAACTCAGCTACAGCATTGACAATCAAACAAGGATCAGATGCTTACCTTATAATTGACACTGCTAACAGTAGTGAGTCTGTATCTATAGGCACAGGTATATCTGGTACAGCTATTACATTAGGACATAGCACTTCAGAAGTAACAGTAGCTGACAACCTTACAGTATCAGGTAATCTAACAGTCAGTGGTACTTCTACAGTTGTAAATACAGTAACGATGAACGCAGAAAACGCTGTTGTGTTTGAGGGTGCTACAGCAGATGCACACGAGACTACACTTACTATTGTTGATCCTACAGCAGACCGTACTATTAATCTACCTAATCAAAGTGGCACAATCCCTGTTCTAGCTGCAGCAAGTAACACTGCAATTACTTCTACACCAGCAGAGTTAAATATTTTAGATGGTGTAACTTCTACAGCAACAGAACTTAATTTAGTAGATGGTTCTTCTGCAGGAACAATAGTAAATAGTAAGGCAGTAATTTATGGATCATCAGGAGAAGTAAATGCAACAACACTACAAATAGCTGGTACATCTATTACTTCTACTGCTGCAGAGTTAAATATACTTGATGGTGTAACATCAACAGCAACAGAACTAAACATACTTGATGGTGTTACTGCTACTACTGCAGAACTAAATTTACTAGATGGTGGTACTTCTGTTGGTGGTTCAATAACAGTGGCAGATGCAGATGGGTTTGTAGTTAATGATGGTGGAACGATGAAAACTATTCCTGCCTCAGATGTAAAAACTTACGCTGCTGGTAGTGCTGCAACTAAAGGTTTTGCTATTGCTATGGCGATAGTGTTTGGATAGTAAAAAGGAAAAGGTAAATGGCAACTCCAAATATAATTAATGTAGCAACAATTACACCTAAAATTGTTGTTGGAGCAATAACAACAAGTAGAGCAGTTGTTGTTCAAACTAGTGTAGAACATGTAGCTAAAATAAATACAGTTATGATTGCAAATATAGATGGTTCTAACGCTGCTGATGTTACTGCTGAAATAAGTGTAGATGCTGGATCAAACTATGTAAAAATAGCCAGCACAATATCTGTACCTGCTGACTCAACTTTAGTTTTAATAGGTAAAGACAATGGCTTTTATTTAGATGAGACAGATCAACTTGCACTTACAGCTTCGGCAAATAGTGATTTAACCTATATGGTTAGTTATGAAGAAATGGCAGACTAGTGGTTAGAAGAAACGGTGGCTTTATTGGTACTGATGGATTAGATGCGCCTGATCCACCCACAGGTGTTTCTGCATCTTCTGGTGATGAATCAATTAGTGTAGCTTTTACTGCACCTACTGATGTAGGTACATCTGCTATTACAGGTTTTGTAGCAACAACAAATGATGGTAATGGTGGTACAGGTACATCATCACCTATTACTATAAGTAGCTTAACTAATGGCACAGCATACACAGCTAGAGTTTACGCTATAAATTCTCATGGTACATCTGCTGCTAGTGATGCTAGTGATAGTGTTACTGCTATTTCACCTAGAGCAGTATTTATGGGCGGTGAATCTAATGCAGACTCAACAGAAGCAACAATAGATTTTGTTGTTATTACAACTACAGGTAATGCTACTGACTTTGGTGATCTTACTGTAGGACGGAAAGACTTAGCTGCTCTATCTAGTTCAACTCGTGCTGTAGCTGGCGGTGGTGAATCTTCAAATGTAATGGACTATATTACTGTAGCTTCTGCTGGTAATGCTACTGATTTTGGTGATTTAAGTGCAACTGCTCGTCATGCAGTAGGGTTTTCAAACAATACAAGAGGTCTTTTTCAAGGTAGAGGTGATTCAAGTAACGTAATAGAATATATTACTATAGCCAGTACAGGTAATGCTACAGATTTTGGTGATCGTAGTATTACTCAATCAAAAGCTGGAGGACTTGCTTCTACTACTAGAGGAGTTATGGGTGGTGGTCATGGAGAAAGTAATGTTATTGATTATGTAACTATAGCCTCAACAGGTAATGCTACTGACTTTGGTGATCTTACTGTAGGTAGATATACACTTGCTGGTGCAAGCAATTCTACTAGAGGTTTATTTATGGGAGGTATTGGTAGTGGGGCGCAAGTAAATGTTGTAGATTATATTACTATAGCCTCAACAGGTAACGCAACGGACTTTGGCAATTTAAGTGAAAGTGTTTCTGATAATGCTGGTGCAGCTAATTCTACTAGAGCATTAAGAGCAGGTGGCTACGGCAATGCTTATGAAGTAGATATTGATTATTTTACCATAGCATCAACAGGAAATGCTACTGACTTTGGTGATTTAAGTGTAGGACGTATGACATCTGGTGCAAGTGTCTCTCATGGAGGTATAGGCTAATGCCCAACTATAATGGCGTGTGGAGTCTCACAACACAGTTTCAGTATGCAGATACTTGGCAAGCAGATAATTTACCACCTGTTACAGCTTTGTTTGGTGGTGGTGTAAATACAAGTAATAGT